TTAGCCCGCCAAAGGTGTTGGTATCTATTGGGCCTCCTTATGCGAGGCCCTTTTTTAATTCAGAAAAAATTTTACCTAAAACACGGTTTACCAATCCTTACCAAAAGTTGGTGATACATGGTAGAGCAGCAAAAACTGTTTTATGACGACTGGTATGACGCTGCACACACAGTGGTCATGGCGTTAGGTGGCAAGAAAGAAGTCGGGCATATGCTGTGGCCTCAAAAGGATGTTGAGGCCGCGGCTAGGTTATTGATGCATTGTCTCGACAGAGACAGAAATGAAAAGCTAGACCCTGAACAGATTTGTTTGTTAAGGCGGGAAGGCCGGAAAGTGAATTGTCATGCTCTGGCTTACTTCGAGGCGCAAGATTCCAATTACAAATACGAGCCCATAGAGCCTGAAGACGAGCGAGCAAAACTACAAAGGCAGTATATCGCTGCTGTGAAGCATTTAAGCAAGCTGACTGAAGATATGGAGGCGATAGATGATAAGCGATCTGGATAAATCATTTTTATATTTTGTAATGGCTATTGTTTTTTATGTGCTAATGATGGGCTCTCTATGTGTGATTGACCATTATGTGGTAGCTATTTCTGTAGCATTACCGCTTCTGTTTTGTGAATTTTACTGCCTTTTCAAGGTGTTAGATGAATAGACTCGCATTACTAATGATCGCCGTATTTTTCGGTATCTGTTTTTACCTAACCCTTCGTTTGCTTGAAATCTATTAATCGGAGATAGCGATAAATGCATAAAACAATTTCAGTTGATGAGCTTCGATTTATATCCGATATGACTGTAAAGCTAGTCGAACTAAGACAAAACGAATGTAAGCACCTATCAATTGAAGATATAGCGCCCGAATTATTTGGAAGGCTTCTAACAGAATATTCTATGCATAAAAACGGAAAGCTTAGGATAAATACTGGCGAGCTGTTGACATGAACATACGTATCGAATTTAACCGATTGGCTTTATTGGATGATGGTGTAAGTATTTGGGAGCGATGTATATGGCGTGGCCGTTGGACCCCCTTTATGGGTGAACGAGCGAGACGAGTAACAGACCACGCTGGCAATCCCTATTTATTTGTTGGTAGCCCAACTGAAAATGTCGGGACTACGGTGCATTGATGATCATCCCAGTTAACGACCACTACCGTATTGCATCAGATTCGATGAATTGGAAAGTCGAGAAACGAGAGAAGCATAACTGGCGAGTCATCGGCTGGTATTCCACGCCAGGAGCTGCTGCTAAAAAACTAATCACTTATCAGCTTATGACAAGCGATATTGTTGGACTAGATGCAGCTCTCAACGAATTAGATCGTTTGACACAGGAACTCACAGCAGCGTTAAGGCCGTGTTTGAAGCTGAACGTAGAGGATATTGTATAAATGTACAAGCCAGTTGAAGATGATTTTTTAAGGAACAAGTCATGTAGCGCCTTTGACACATCAATTCATCCGGATAGTGGCGAAAAAAGAGGTATGCGCTGCCCTAACTGCTCTAATCGTTTTAATCATGTTGTGGACAGCAGAATCATAAAAGGTGGTCTTTTTGTTCGAAGGAGACGCTACTGCACTAATTGCTGCGAAGGATTTACTACCTATGAATTTGTTTGCTCCCATAAAAAGTTTAGCTCAATCATTCCAAAAGGAGCTAAACAAAAGTCATACGGGTACCCAATACCTGATATTTGGTATGACATTTTTAAAAAAGTAAACGATTGTGCTGAGAGGATATACAAGCTGCTTAATTATGATAGTCGTGGTGATGTATAAATGTACAAAAGAGCGTTCCTAACGAAAAAAGGCTGGACGAATTATACCGATAGGGTTTGGGAGCCTGACGGAAGGAAGGTTAATCAAGATGGTGAAACGATTACAACGTGGTCGTCTAGGCAGCGTACTCGAAAGGATGAGTCTTTGAGTAAGGTGCATTACAGGATATTTGGTGTTGATGAAGACGGGACAGTCGGAGAGGAGACAGCATGAGCAACAAAGGTAAATCATCACGCTCTTGCGAAGGTGACTGCAAAGAGCACACCGGGAACATTCGGCATGTTCGTGTGGTGGACCCGGAAATCGGTAAACATTGGGGCTGGTTTTTTTATTGTGAAAACGCATTCCAAATTGATAAGGAAAGAGGGTTTGATTTGCTTGATTATGAGGCAGAGGATTCAGAATGAGTAATGACGTTAGAGATTTTAATCTATGAATAAGAAATTCAAAAAAGCGCTTAAGCAATCTAAAACGATAGGCAAAAAAAATAATAAAAAAATGGCTATTAAGCGCTGGTGTCAATTCATGAGAGAGGCGCTTAAGTAATGGCAAGAATTAGAACCATCAAACCTGATTTCTTTGTTAACCATAAATTATGGAAAGCAGAGAAAGAAGCTAGGTTGCCATTACGTTTAGCATTTGAAGGATTATGGTGCCATGCCGATAGGGAGGGGCGGTTCAAATGGGTTCCTGAAGAGTTAAAAATTGGGATCCTTCCTTATGACAATGTTGATTTTTCACGCGTGCTTGACGCGTTGTGGACGCGTGGTTACATCGAAAAATACGAGTCAAATGGAGAGTTTTTTGGGGTCATTCCTTCATTTTTAGAGCACCAAGTCATCAACAATCGAGAGAAAGATTCTGTTTTACCAATTCCTAATAAAAACAATATGTTGACGCCACTTCCACGTGATGGTGACGCGTCGTCCACGCGTGAACCACGCGTGCCACAAGGAAAGGAAGGGAAAGGAAAGGAAGGGAAGGGAAATGGGAAAACAACAATTCCAAAAGATTTCTCGTTAAGCAACGGGTTGATTAAATATGCAAATTCCAAAGGCGTAACAGACATTACTTATTTGCAAAACTACACAGATCAATTCATACAATCCTGTGAACAACATGAATACAAATATGCAAACTTTGAAGCCGCTTGGAAAAAGTGGTTTCCAGATCATCTTGCCGAACACCCTCCACCCAAAAAACCAAAGGAGTTTGGAACATGAGTTTTGATTTTCAAGCTAATGTGATTGGATCGATTCTTGCCAAACCTTTTTTGCTTGCAGAATGTGATTTATCACCGAGTGAATTTCTTGACACGCATTATTCGTTAATGTTTCAAGCGATTCTTGATGTTGAGGGCAGCTCAGATCCTGTTGACGTTGTGAGTGTTGCACAACGGTTGAACATCGAAACAAAGAAAAATTATCTGCCGAGACTTGGTGAGCTCGTAAAAGATTTTGCCATCGCAAGCAGTGCAAAATCCATGCGGACGTATGTTGACCATGTTCGTCACAGTAATCGTGAGCATAGCAGCAAGATAATTGCTGAGGATTTGTTAAGCGGTAAGTTAGATATTGATCAAGCTATACAATCGCTAATGTCGTTGAGTGAAACGAGAAAGAACTATGATTGCAAAATCGTTGATGCTGTGAATGAGCATTTAGTCAACATGGATGAAGTTTCAAACAATGGTGGAAAGTTGCCAGGAATTTCAACGGGCATTAAAAAACTTGATCAAAATTTAGGTGGGTTACAAAAAGGTGATTTGATTATTGCTGCTGCAAGACCAGCAATGGGCAAAACGGCGTTTATGGTTAATCTTGCTTTGGCGTGTAATGTGCCTTGCGGAATTATTTCAACTGAACAACCTAGAGATCAAATTGGCGCACGATCTGTTGCAATTGATGCGCGTGTATCATTGCAAAAAATGAGAACAGCTGATTTAGAGCAAAGTGATTGGACAAAGATGTCTAATGCTATGTTTAAGATGAAAGATAAACCGATTTACATCAACGATAAACCATCGGCAACGATTAATGACATTGTTCGACAAGCGCGAAAATGGAAACAAGTGCATGACATTCAATGTTTGTATGTTGATTATCTTCAACACATCCCCGGTGATAACCGAAGTCCTCGACATCTGCAAATTGAAGAAATCGTAAGGTCGCTAAAAAACTTGGCTAGGGAATTGTCAATTCCTGTTGTTGCTTTGGCTCAAGTTAATCGTAGGGTTGAGGAGAGAACAGATAAACGACCGTACATGTCAGATATCAAAGACTCAGGAAGTATTGAGCAAGAAGCTGATCAGGTTATGACATTGTATCGTGATGAAGTTTACTTCGACGATACGATGGACAAAGGAGTAATGGAAATCAACGTTTTGAAAAACAGGCACGGCCCTAATGGCATGGTTAGAGTTTCGTGGTTAGCTGATTATGTTGCGATTAAAAACTTAGATGCACGATATGCCGCATAAGCAGTCTAGAGAATACGAAGCGATGAATTACTTAGAAACATTTTTGTCCGCGATCATTGGTTTATTGGCTGGACTGTTGACGGTTTTATTTATTGGTTTAAAGCTTACAGGATATATTACTTGGTCGTGGATGTGGGTGTTATCTCCAATTTGGATATCTTTTTTGCTTGTATTAGTTATTGTGGAGATAGCGATAGGTTTTTACTTGGTTATTAATCCATGATCACGACGACAGAGTAGGAGGAAAGAGAGATGAAATGTAGATTGAAGTGTGAGGAGCCGGAAAAGATCATGTACACCATGACAATAACAGCAAGCGCCAAGGAATGGGAAAGTTTACGCGATCAATTATCAAATAAATGGCCGTCTTGGGAATTAAGTAGTCAGGTAACTGACTTATTGGCGCAAGCGCGAAAAGTTTATTGGCCTGAAGACCAATGATCACCGACGACAGAGCAGAGAAAGCATGTGAATTTATCCGAGACAACGCCCAAAGGCACGGTCAACTCAAAGGCGCAAAGGCTTTCCATGAGCATGAGATTAAGCGCCGTAAAGCTATTGCTTACCTTGCGTCGGAAGGCAGTGTTGCTGAGCGACAAGCTCATAGTGAGATTGATGAAGACGTACGCAAAGCAATATCAAAACTCATCGAATCCATTACCGAAGAAGCCGAGCTTGCAGACAAGAACAAGGCTGCCGAGCTTACGTATGAGATATGGCGCACACAGCAAGCCAATATGCGCAAAGGAGCGTGATGAAAGCTAGAAGCGCAAAAGCAAAAGGTACTCGGCTTGAAAAGTGGGTTGCAAAATTCTTTGAGCAATTTGGTTTTGTCTCGCGACGACAACCCGGTAGCGGCATTTACCAAGATTTCAAACATGATAACTATGTTGAGTTACCGGGTATCGGCAAAGTCATTATTGAGTGTAAGAGTTGGAAGCATGGTTGGCGAACAGGTGATAAGGCTATGGGGCAAGCGGATATGTTAGTGATTAAGCGGGACTATGGCGACCCATGTTTTTATTTACCGGCATCTACCATGAGAGTGATTTGTCATCGACTAAAGGAGCTAGGGCTGAGTGAAAGCAAAGATTTGTAAATGTGGACAAATTTATTTGAGATATTGCAAGAGGTGTTATGCCAAAAGAAAAGTTGATCGAAGAAATTGAGCACGATTTGTATACGTGGGGAGCATGGGTTGAACGTAACCGGGTTAACCAAGGCATTGGTAGCTCGCCGTGGCCAACTAAAGATGTTACCCAAAAACACAGAAGACGTTCTAGGAGATTAGAGGGGTTTTCTATCGAAAGACAGTTTATAGATGGGCGTGCAGCGGCAGCCCAGTATCGTACAACCGTAATTTCAGTGCCACACCAAGAGCAAAAGGCAAAGAGCACTCGAAACCAAAGAGGACAGCCTCACCCAGAAAACCACGATGACCTTGCTTTAGAGATTGATGGCTATATGGCGGCATTAAAGCAACATGATCCGCTTGCACGAAGCGCCGCAAACCATATCTATCGTTGGGGGTCCCCAAGAGAAATAATTTTAAAAGAGTTTAAAATCACGAAAGAAAAGTATTATGCTTTAAAGGAATTTATTCCTATATTTGTGATGGCGAGAAGGTTTGAGCGCTTAGAAAGCGAAAGCAAAGTGAGGACTGCTTAATTCCCATCTGCAAGCATCACAAATTATTAAATAATGCTTAGGGAATGGTGAAAATACTTGCATTTGTCGCGACAATATGGTATTTAAAACAGAGAATAATGGCAGAATTGCCACTGCGGGAAAATGACTAGATTAGATACAAAGCTTGAAGCAGAGGGAGCAGAATTTTTGGTTCTTGGGCAATTGCTACTTCGAAGAATCGCGTCATATAAGACATACACTAATATGCCTGGTTATGATCTTGTCGCGACAAATCCCGAGAAAAATAAATCTGCCATGATTCAGGTAAAGAGCCGATGGCGTACTGGGGCAAATGGGTTTCCTATAAAAAACTTTGATTGCGACTTTGTTGTCTCAGTAATGCTTAATCGAGGCTCAAAAGATGGAAGAAAGCCGATCTTAGAACCCAGATATTTTGTATTTCCGGTTAACCTAGTTCAGAAGGCTCCAAGAACTGAAGATTGGGGAAAGGTAAAGTTGAGTGATATACAAAATCATCAAGAATATGAAAGCCGTTGGGAATTGATTAGCAAATTTTTGGGTCTGGAGAATGCCTAACAATTGTGAAGCGATGGATAAATACGAAGACGCTATTGACTAGATTAACACAGCCTAAATACCCATATAAATTACTCAGGTACTATGCATTGCTTGCGGCTATTTGCCATGCTATTATAATAGTCACATGATAATAGTTATATCATGTTATAGTGGAGCAGGCGGCGGGAATCGAACCCGCGAAGCGCTGGGTGGGAAGCCGCACTTCAGACCGACCCGCCTGCAAAGAAAATACCCCAGGTGGGACTCGAACCCACATGCCTGTGAAAGCCATGGTTTTATTACTAAAAAGAGGGGCCGCTATTACGACCCCGAACTTCTGTCAGAAGTTAGCGCACGTATACTGGCGCGTCGGACGAACCTTTAACAAGATTGACTGCATGTTCGCAGTCTTTCTTGTTGAAGTACCCTTCGCCGGAGTTAGCGATTTTCCGGTTGTTTCCAGCGAATAGGGTCCACCGCCAGTAGCCTTGCGTATCAACGTAAATAACGTAATACATGTTGACTACCTCATATGAACGATTATAGAAAGTACCTTTTCACCTATAGGCACGATGGTGCCGAGTGGGGATTGGAAATTCAGGCGGAAAGCCCTGAAGACGCTAAAGCAAGGGTTGCTAAAATTGCATATGCAACTTATGAAGGCGAAGTAAAAGCGAAACTCCCCGCCAAGCTTAGCCTGCTGTGGCGTCTCGGCATTTTCGCTAGAAACTCCATAAAGGCACTGCTTCCCGCTTACCTGAAAATTTAAGCGGTTACTTCGCATTCTACCCCATGTGAGTTATGGTGCAAGCCCTATCAGGCACTATATAGTGTATATTTGAATCAGTCTAAACACTAATTATTGAAGGGATAAACGCCGACAAGCCCCAAGTTTAACGACTCGGGGCTTTTTTGTGTTCCGCAGGGTGTAGCTGTGAGGCCAGCAGTTAGTAGTCGCTACTGCCGCGGGAGCTGTTTCGGCAGCTCCCTGCTTTAGTTTATTGGGCCGGTCGGCAGTTCTTCTTTTTTCAGGATGCCGTTTTTGATCATCACCTGTATGAAGTGGCTGAGTTGCTTATGTAGAGTCACCACTGCATTTGGGTGTAATGCAATCCTAGAGACTGGGTATACTTTGCCTGTTACTTTCTTTTTTGGGCCTGGTTCGTCTAGTCTTGTCACGCAGAATTCGATGCGCGTTATTTGCGCGTCCGAGCTGCCGCGACCGATGTTGTCGCTGTAAATATCTGTTAGTTCTGGTCTTTCAACATATTTGAGAGGATCTTGTGGAATATTCATTTAGTACCCCTTTTTATATGGTTACAGGCGAAGGAATAGTTTATAAATTAGTCGATAATAGCGGTTTGTTTGAGTGGGAAACCATTAATATTAATAGCTGACCATTTTCCCATTTTGATTGAGTCATATCAAGGGGGCCGGGGCAGACGACAGGTCAAGTTATATTTGAGTTAAAGAACCCGTGGTCCCCCTTGTTTTTAAGCCTATGGAATTAAAACTATCACGAATTTGTAGCCGTCCGGACTGGACAGCAGGGTATCTCCTGCGCACCGATCTTCCGAAGCCTGAGTTTTTGTGTGCGACGTTGGAAGACGAGCACAGAGACGTCAAGGTCAAGCATGAGACGAGAATTCCGGCTGGGCGCTACGAAATCTTGCTCAGACGAGAAGGCAGGTTAACTCAGAAGTACAAGAAGAAATTCCCAGACATACACAACGGTATGCTGTGGTTGCAGGGTGTACCAGGTTTTGAGTGGATATATATACACATTGGGAATACGGACGATGACAGTTCTGGATGTATTCTGGTGGGTCAAACTCTAGATTTCGTAAAAGGGTTTTGTGGAAAGTCTGTAGCGGCTTATATGGATATATATCCACTAATCGAACGTGAACTGAGTGCAGGCAATCAAGTATTTATTACGGTTGAGGATGTATCATGAAAGATGCGCGAGGCAAGACGAGTAAGACATTGATAATGGTAGCAGCGTCTTTAAGCGTGCTTTTGTTGAAATTCGTTGCTGGTGGTTTAGATGTGGGATTAGGCGAGATTCCTGTTATTACTGCAAGTGAGTTTGGTCTGGCAGCGACAGGTATTATCGGCGCTTGGGTCGCAAGAGAGTGGAAAGATAAAGATGTTAAGTAAAGCCAAGAACATCTTAGTTACGATAATGGGCAGTATCATTGCTGTACTTGTTGTTGTACTTCAGTCATTAAGACTCAAACAAACAAAAAAAGAGTTAAAGCGAGAGAAAGCAAAAAGAGAATCGATCACTCGTCAGGTTAAAGCTAATCGGGAACAGAAACTCAAAGCATGGGGTGCAATCAATGAGGCCAAGTCTAAGACTAATACTGTTAATGATATTAACAGGGTGTTGCGCAAGCGTTCCCGTAGTTCTAGAACCTGATTGCGCGCCGACGGAAGAAATCACAGCAGATCCTGGAACACCAGAATTTGTAGATCAAATACATGATCAGATTGTTATTTTAGATGAATGTATCAAGCAATGGGAAGAAGCATTCAAATCTAGATAACTTTAATAGCTGCGATCCGCACCGGCACTCTAATTACCGGCACGGATCTAACCACCGAACCTGCACACACAGGCTCAATGGCTAAATCGAACATAACTTATTTGAAGCGAATTAGCTATCGGCAATAAGAGTGACAGGGTAACTACGTATGGGAAAGGATATGGTGAGAAGAATAGCGAATGACCCTGTGGCATGGACAAAATTACTTGTTGGGGTGGTGTGTATTACTGCAACGGTAGTAGCTTGGGCTCATGTGAAGATATCTGGACTACAAGAGCAAATAAACGAGAACAAGCTTAACAATGCGGTGATTGCTACAAAGCTTGAGGCTTTGGAAAAGGGGCAAGAAGAAATCAAACGATTGGTGCGTAAGTAAGATAGATCTGCTGCTGTAGCAGTAGATTAATTTATTAATGTGAGGAAATATAATGGCAAATACACAAACAGAAGCTTTTGGGGCTGTTGGTAACGGAACTGCGATTCTTATTAAGTCTGGAGAAGATTATACGTATTCTGTAACTGGTGGTGCTACGGCAACAGTGGTTTTGCAACGTAGCACATCCGCTGGGTCAACTTGGGAAACATTGGTTACAGCAACGGCTAATACTGGCCCTACTACGGTCAACAATGACATTGCGAATGATGCATTATTCAGATGGATATGTACGGCTTATACATCGGGTACAGCAACGTGCAACATTAAGAGCGCCACATCGGAATTTGCCGATACAGTAGTAAGGCCGAATACATCTGAGAATATTTATGAGCAAACGGAAGGCGTAGCAAGACGGACTGTTATTGAGTGTAATGCATTATCAGTCACAATCAGTGATGATGCAGGCGTTGCTCAGTATGGTGGTGTCAAAGTATATGATTTTCCAGAAGGCATGATTTTGCTGAAAGGTGCTCAAGTTAATGGAATTCTTACGGCTGGCGTTACTGGTACTATTATCGACAATTGGGATGGTGATGTAGCTTTAGGTTCTGCGACTGCGACTACAGGTGCGACGTTAACCGGTACTGAAGCAGATTATATGCCGTCTGTAGCGGTATCAGCTGGCGCATCGGATAAGTTGGGTGTTGTGGATGCGGTATCTGTTGCCACGGCATTGACGGAATCCGGGGCAAGATGGTTAGATGGTACAGCCACAGCGAAAGATATGTATCTCAATTTTGTTATCGATGACGATGCAACACACACTGCTGGTACGGCAACTTTCACGGGAACCATTGTATTTACTTGGGAGCAGTTAGGCGATAATTAACGAAGCGATACTTCTAACTGTTTGGCATACTGGAACTAAGTATTTTCTGATCGGTTTAGAAAGGCATTACCGAAAGACAAGTAGAGCAACCTACAGCCATTTAAATGATGTTTGGAAAAGGAAGATTCCAGGGCATATTGTTTACACAACGTATCGTGATCCGTTGAGAGTAGGCGCAAGTTGGTTAAACAGAGGACATTATTTCAGCAAGAATGTGGTTAATCAGTGGAAAATGCAATGGAACTGCTACAAGGATTTATTATCTACTGACCCTATAATTTTAGATTTCACGAAAGGCCAAATGCAGCATGGTATTACGTTTCATAATAAACCGATTAATTCTCATTCTGATGCACTTAAATTGCATCAGGCTTTAGATGAGGGCAATTTTGATTACTACTATCGTAAAGTGCCTAAATGGGCCATAGAGTTAGCGGTAGAATGTTGTGGTAATTTGGCTAACGGGTCGATCTGGTTCGGGGAAGACAACAATAGGAAGGAAGCTGTCGGAAATCTTGGGCTGGAAACTGCTTGACGGCGATGAACTAAGGAAAGGGATCAATAACGATCTTGGTTATGATAGAGCATCCAAAAAGGAATCGGCTCTAAGAACAGCGCATATTGCCAAGTTATTTGGTGACTGTGTAGTAAGCCATATGAGTCCTTACGCTGAAGACAGGGAATTAGTTAAAAATATAATCGCCGATTATGTTGAAGTCTACTTAGATTGTCCTATTGATGTCTTAAAGAAAAGGGATACAAAAGGATTTTATGTCAATGGCAACGCATTTGTTGTTCATGAATTGGGGAGTCCAGATTTAGCGTTTGACACTTCTGTAGATTCCGCGGATTACATTTGCGATAGAGTTTGCAGATCAAGAGGAGATTAATTATGCCATGCGGAAAAGGTAAGAAAGGTCGAGGTGGTAGGAGAAAGTAAATGCCAGTAGGTAGGCCAGTGAAGTATAAAACTCCAAAGGAAATGCAGAGAATCATTGATCTTTATTTTATTGCCTGCAAAGTACACCAGACTGGTGATGTTGATTTACTTAATGGCTTGTCAGATGAAGACTTACTGATTGTTAATGACGTGGAGTGCACGCATCCAACTGTTACCGGATTAGCCTTGGCGTTGGATTTAACTAGACAGGGGTTAATTGAGTACAGCGGAAAAAGTAAGTTTTCTGACACTGTAAAAAAAGCCAAAGCTAGAGTTGAAGGCTATATTGAGCAAAGGCTTTATCATAATAATGCGGCGGGTTGTATTTTTAATCTCAAAAACAATTTTGGGTGGAGGGATAAACAGGACTTGGAGCATTTTGGTCCTGATGGTGGGCCTATAGAGCATTTTCATACAGTAGAGTTAACATCTCCAGAGTATGACGAAGAAAGCGAAAGTTCAGATACCACCCAAACTGATTCCTGTATTTATTAAGCCTGCTAGATATCGTGGAGCTTATGGTGGTAGAGGGTCAGCCAAAACAAGAACATTTGCGAAGATGGCTGCTATTAAGGCTTATCAGTTATCCCAAGCAGGTGAAAGAGGATTAATAGTTTGCGCTAGAGAGTTTATGAATTCTTTGGCAGAGAGCTCATTCGCTGAAGTTAGGGAAGCTATCCACTCGGAAGGGTGGTTAACGCCATATTTTGATATTGGTGAGCGGTATATAAGAACAAAGGACGGAAGAATAGAATTTGCGTTTATTGGCTTAAGACATAACCTGGATAGCATAAAGTCAAAAGCCAAGATATTTATCTTGTGGGTTGATGAGGCTGAACCTGTTAGCGAGAGGGCTTGGATTAAAGCTATCCCCACTGTTCGCGAGCATGGCTCTGAAGTTTGGGTTACTTGGAATCCTGAGAGAAAGGCTAGTGCGACACACCAGAGATTTAGAATTAATCCTCCTGATAATTCGATTATTGTGGAGATGAATTGGAAGGATAACCCTTGGTTTCCAGACGTATTAGAGGAAGAACGGCAGAATGACAAGAAGAACAGGCCAGAACAATATGCGCATATTTGGGAAGGGGATTTTGTGACTGTAGTCGATGGTGCCTACTTTGCGCCTCATTTATCTGAAGCCAAGGAGCAGGGGCGAATAGGTCATGTGGCTGCTGATCCATTAATGACCATACGATTGTATGCGGATATTGGTGGAACTGGCGCTAAAGCGGATAATTTTGTGTTTTGGGCATGTCAGTTTGTAGGCAGAGAGATTCGTGTATTAGATCACTATGAGACACAAGGTCAGCCTTTAGCCCACCATTTATCTTGGTTACGACAAAAAAAGTACACACCTGACAGAGCTCAGATCTGGTTACCACATGATGGTGCCACACATGACAAGGTGTACAACGTTAGTTATGAATCATCGTTAAGGGATGCGGGTTACGAGGTTACGGTGGTTCCTAATCAAGGTGCTGGTGCTGCTATGACAAGAGTCGAGACCACTAGGCGTATGTTTCCGTCAATTTGGTTTAACGAGAGCACTACAGGCGGAGGTCGTGAAGCCCTAGGGTGGTATCACGAAAAGATAGACGAGCAGAGGCAGATAGGATTAGGACCAGATCATGACTGGTCGAGTCACAGCGCTGATGCGTTTGGTCTGATGTGTTGTACCTACGAAGCACCTCAGAATAACCAATGGTTTGAAGACGATATTGAGTATCCAAAGGCTAACATCATATGAATGAAAAAGATCTGGTCCAGATTGTGAATTCGATGGAGGCGACATCTGTTAGTCGATCTGGAACATTCATCGCTGATAACAAAAAAGCGTTTGAGTATTACATGGGTGAGCCCTTTGGTAACGAGGAAGAGAACCGGTCACAGGTCGTGACTACTGACGTTGCTGACGTGGTTGAATCCGATATGCCGTCACTGGCGAGAGTCTTTCTAGGATCGAGTGATGTAGTAGAGTTCGAGCCGGTATCAGAGGCAGAACAAGACTTAGAAGAAGCTAGGCAAAAGAATATCTATATCCCGTATTTGATTGATAACTGCCGAAATTCCTTTAAGAAGCAACACGACTTTCTAAAATCGATAGAGATCTACAAAGCTGGCGTTCTTGAGTATGGGATGGAAACCATAAGAAAGGTCGATAACAAACGGTTTAAGGGCATGAGCGGCCCTGAAATGACGCTTCAATTAGAAGAATTCAAGAATGATGAGGATATTACGAAGTTTGAGGTTGTTTCCAGAGATATCACGAAGATCACGACAGAAGTAGGCGAGGAGGAACGATTTGATATTGAAGTTTATTTGGTCTATGAGCGTGAGCAGTTCTTCATTTCGAATGTTCCTATAGAAGATTTGATTTTAAGCCGTGATGCTCAGACTAAAGATGATGCGGACATCGTTGGAAAGCGGTGGCGAAAAACTAGAGGGGAACTTGTTGAAGAGGGATTTGATAAGGAAACGGTCAAAAACCTGCCCAGAACAGACAGCACTGAAAACCAGCAGTTAAAGGACGACAGGCAGAATGTCGTTGGTGGGGACAATTCGGGCCAAAGGTTAACGGCCAGTAATACGCAGCTTCACTGGACTCAGGAAATGGTGGCAGGTGTTGATGTGTATGTTTTGGTGGACTATGACGAAGACGGGATCAGGGAAAGGCGTCATGTAATTAAGTCAGGTAGTACCGTACTTGAGAATGAAGTCTTTAATCACGTTCCTTACGTAATCTGTTCTGCAATTCAAATCCCGCATAATCTCATTGGTCGGTCTAGAGCTGACACCGTGATGACAACACAGGAAATACAATCTGTGTTATCGAGAGGCGTTTTGGATAACGTCTACATGACAAATGCAGGTAGGAATATTGTCTCAGATCAAGTCAATACAGATGATCTGTTGGCAGTGAGGCATAACGGTATTATTCGGTACAGAGGCAAAGAGCCTATCACGAATCACGTTTTACCGTTAGTCACTCCCTATATGGGTGATAAGACCCTACAAGTCATTCAGTATTTCGATTCTAGGCGGGCACAGACCACGGGTTCCTTGCTGGCGAACCAGGGTTTAGAGAGTGACGATCTGCACAAAGAGACGGCTACGCGATTTAGGGGCGTGGAGGACGCTAGCAAGGCCAAGATAGAGCTATTAGCTAGAGTCATTGCAGAATGTGGGTATATCGATCTGTACGAGGGTGCTGCGTGGTACGTTAAGTATTTCCAAGACGATGAGAAAGAAATACGAGTCTTAGGTCAGACCTACACTGTTAATCCAGCAGATTGGAAGAATGAGAACAAGGTTGCCGCTAAAGTTGGTACAGGTGCTGGTGATGATGAAAAAGCATTACAGAATAATTCAGCTTTGCTTGCTGTTCTGGAGCAATTAAAAGCTAGAGGTTCATTATTGGTTGACGAGAAAAAGATTTATAACGTTATTAAAGACATTACACGGATCATGGGTCGGAAAGATGTCTCTACTGTGTTGAATGATCCTGAGATCCCTCAGCAGATGTTATTAGCCCAGAATGAACAGTTAACGGTTATGGTTCAGCAATTACAGCAGATGTTGGAAATGTCTGTTCAGCAGAACCCATTAGCTGAGGCGGAGCAGGTTAAAGCTGTTAAAGAAATCGAGTTGAAGAGACAGACGCTAGAAAATCAGAACAGGCAATTTGTATTGAAGTTATCAGAAGATGCTAGGCAGTTTAACGCGCAGCTAGCAGCCGACAAGGATAAAGAGTCCGATCAAACAGCGGTTAAGCTAACTGAATTAGAACTTGAGTATGATACAAATGTGCCTGGAGCAGTGACATGAGTAAACAAGACGACATCGCTCTTGGTGATCACGCCGAAGCAATTATGAACAATCCTGCTGTAAAAGCGGCTTTTGCAAGAATGAGGGCTAAACGATTTGATCAATGGATGAATACAGGGTTTTTCCAGGGTAAAGAGCGGAAAGAATTGTGGAGGCAGGCTCGTGCTGTAGACGAGCTTGAAAACGAGTTTGCATTAATGATTCAAGATGCAAATTTATCAAAAAAATAATTTTATTAATTTTAAAGAAAACGCAAGCCCTGAGTTTAACGACTCGGGGCTTTTTATTTATACAAGAGGAGTAAATTATGTCTGACAACCAAAGTAGTAATACTGACGGATCAGGCGATGAAGTAAATGCTGCACAAGTATTTGTAAATGTAGACGCATTGTATTCAGAGCCGGAAGTGCCAACTGAAGAGGAAGGTACCAAAGAGGAACAGGTTTCCGATGAGGTAGGAACGGAAGAGGAATCATCAACTGATGATAAGCCGTCAACGATTAAGTATGAGTTTGATGATGAAAGCGAGCAGTACAGCTTTAAGTCAAACGGCGAGACCGTAACGGCCAATATTGAGAAGCTGATTGAGAACTATTCCAAAGGTGAGGGATTCACCAAAAAAACCACTGATTTAGCCAATAAAGACAAGGCGAGAGCGAAAGAACATTCTGAAGCTTTGGCTTCTTTAAAGAAGGCTGAGGATGATTTGCTTACATTGAGCGAGTCGTTGAGTGGTTTATTGGAACCGGAGCAGATTGACTGGAATGACTTAAGGGACAATGACACGCCAGAGTATTTACGTCAGAAAGAACTCATCCAGCAACGTAAGGATAAGATTGACAGCGCCAAGCAACAGGTAGTTGCGAAGCGCAATGAAGCAAACCAAGCGTTTGCAAAAGAAGAGTTCAGCAAGCTTTGTGATGTAATGAATTGGGATAGTCAGGATAAAGTCACAAAGGGTTTTGAGGAAATATCCAAGTATTGTACCGACATTGGTATGACAGGTGATGATCTTAAGGATCTTTATAGTCACAAGTTGTATCAAGCTTTGTTTGATGCTGCTCAATTTAGAGCACTAAAGGAGTCAACAGAGGAAACGGTCAAAGAAGTCAAGAAAGCTCCTAAATCTGTTCAATCAAAGAAATCCTCTAAGTCTGAAGACGAACCTAAATATGCGGAGGATATTCTTTATGGCACATAGGAGTCACTATGGCAACATTAGGCACAACGGTTCTGACTCTTGCGGATTGGGCGAAGAGGCTCGATCCAGATGGGAAGGTACCGACAATTGTCGAGTTGTTGAATGAAACTAACTCGATATTAGAGGATATGTTATGGCGTGAGGGTAATTTACCTACAGGCCATCGTATTACTCAAAGGACTGGCTTGCCGACGGTATATTGGCGTTTAATTAACCAAGCGGTTGCAACGAGTAAATCGAATACAACTCAGGTTGATGAGCAATGCGGTATGCTTGAAGCGTGGTCAGAAGTAGACAAAGACGAAGCAGAATTGAATGGTAATGTGAATGCGTATCGTCTTTCTGAGGCTATGGCGTTTATGGAAGCTATGAATCAGGAGATGGCGCAAACACTGTTCTACGGTTCTGCTGCAAATCCCGAGGAATTTGTGGGATTTTCTAATCGCTATGCGGATTTATCCGCTACCAACGGTCAAAATATTTTGAATGCTGGTGGTACGGGTAGTGATAATTCGTCTATCTGGTTAGTAGGCTGGGGCGATAACTCCGTTTGCGGCGTTTTCCCGAAAGGATCGAAAGCTGGAATCATGCACGAAGACCTAGGGCTGGTTACTGTCACAGGATCTGCTGGTATTGGTGGTACACGTTTACGTGCTTACCAGGAGCACTGGCAATGGAAAGCTGGACTTGCCTTGAAAGATTGGCGTTATGCGGTTCGTATTGCGAACATCGATAATTCTGATCTTGCTGGTTTGTCTGGTACGCAAGAAGTAACCGATGCGACATTCGTCACTAAGATGATGTCACGGGCAATTGATCGTTTGCCATCACTTAACGGCATTAAGCCTGTGTTCTATGCCAATAGAACCATTCTTTCGCTGTTGAGAGTGGCAGCTCAGGAAAAATCCAATAATGTGCTGGCGATTCAAGAAGGGTTAAACCAGTTTGGTAAAACCATCTTTAATCTGACGTTTTTGGGCATCCCTGTACGGTTGGTTGATCAATTAACTTCTACTGAGTCTCAAGTCACTTAAGGAGGACATTATGTTTTTAGATGTACAAGGCCAGTTCTCCGATGCGCAGGCTCTTACAGCTTCGGCTGTTGGTACTAACGCTATTGATTTAGCAACTGCCAGATCGATTGGTAACGGTGAGCCGCTGTGTGTTGTTTTCACAGTTGATGTTGCCGCTGATCAAACGACAGGCGACGAAGATTATACTTTTGATGTTGAGTATGCTTCAGCTGCTGATCAGTCAGCGGGCCGTGAACTTATCGGACGTAGGGTATTTGAATCGGGTACACCAACTGCACCTGCACAAGATGCAGATTTGTTGGTTGCTGGTTTTCAGTTTGTTATCCCTATACCTCCAACTACCCAAGATGAAGATGCTCGGTATCTAGGTATTCGTTACGTGTTAGCGGGTACTACACCGACCATTACGATGACTGCACATCTTGTGCCTCAGTCTTTTGCTGAGGTTGCACCGCAGCCATCTTATCCATCCGGGTATTCTATAACCTAACCAATGGGGGCGGCTTTCGGGTCGCCCTTTTTTTAAGGAGTTGTTATGCCAACAGTTAAAGTCCAAGCCATGTTAACGGACGGAATAGGATTCTATCAACCGCCTAAAATTGGAAAACATGCTAATCCTGGCAGACGTATTAAGGACGGACAAATATTCGATCTTTATTACGATGACAATTACCCACTTGAAGACGTAATTGATAATGGAAAACTGATTAAGAAGGGTCAATTATCGAAAAGTTGGATGCAGCTCCAGAAAGCTCCACGGAAGACCAAGAAGAGAGCTCAATGATAACGAATTATGCCACGCTTAGAACTGAGGTCGCGGGTACCGCAAAACAGAGCTGGTCTCATAGGAGCGATATATTAGGTAAGTTTGATACCTATTTGCAACTTGCTCAAGAGGAGATGTATCAAGGTGTGTATGTTACTGGTGATCCGCAGGGATTAAGGGTACGCGACCTTATTACCACTGACACCGCAACACTATCTACATCGGTCAGGACGTTGGCCCACCCTACTGGGCTTCTTGAGTACAGAAAGCTTCAATTGTCACAAACTGATGCGTACTATCCTCCATTACAATATAAAACTCCACACGAATTGACCGTATATGATTCTGCTGGTAGACCTAATTTTTATACCATTACATCGCAATTAGAGTTTGAACGTGTAGCTGATGTTGCTTATACGTTAAATCGTGTTTATTACGCCAAGTTAACAGATTTATCATCGACTCAGACGACACATGCTGTTTTAACGCGGTTCCCATCCATATTTTTATACGGATGCTTATATCAAATGGCTAAATGGGTAAGGAATCGTGAGCTAGGAAGTGATTACGCAAATTTATTTCAAGGAGCGATTAATAGTGCGAATGCTGAGGATGTGGAGATTGGTCCAACACCGCAAATGAGGTACATGGATGCCTGCGTATAGTCGTTTGCCCGTTAATGTTGTTGGTGAGTACTATACTTCCAGGTCTTTGCCGCTTTCTGCGCAAACGACTATAAATTTATACCCAGAAGTCAACCCATCAGGAAGGACGGTGACAGCGCTTCAGAATTGGCCGGGAGCTAAGTTATGGATTAGTGGTGTTGGCGCTGACCGTGGTTTGGCTATTTATAAAAATGTTTTATATCAAGTAACCGGTACAAATTTAATTTCTATCAATAGTGTTGGTGTAAAAACGACTATTGGGACTATTCCAGGTTTAGGAAGATGTTTGTTTGCGAATGATGGCACTAACTTAATCATAGTTACTGGAGGTAATGTTTACCAATATAACGGAGTGGCGTTAACGACGGTTACGGATCCTGATTTGGAAAATCCTGATTCGGTTGATATATTGAATAATCAGGTTATTTATGATGGTAATGATGGGCGGTGGGTTGTTGCATCCCCTGCTGATCCTGATAACGTCCCTGACATTAATTATGCCGCTGCCGAAAGTCAGGGCGATGATTTAATTAGGGTCTATGTATTTAATCAAACGCTTTACTTAATGGGTAGTGACTCGATAGAGTCTTGGTTTAATTCCGGTTCTGGAAGCCCTCCTTTTACTCGTATTGAAGGCGGAATTATAGAAGACACTGGTATCATTAGTGTTTATGCTGTGACGAATACACCGAATTATGTGTATTTTATAAATAATAACAAAACGATTGTTCGCATGTCAGGGTATCAAATTGATTCAACGATAACGCCTCCTGCTACGGCGCATCAGCTATCAAAACTGGATTGTTCTGATGCCGTCGGATATTCCATAGAAATGGAGGGACAATGGCTCGTTATTTTTACTTTCCCAACGAGCGGTCAAACATGGATGTATTCCGAAACATTTGGCGCATGGGCTCAGTTATCGTTTGGTGCTAATGGTGGCCGTCACCTCATGAATTCATATATAAATATTTATGATAGGCATTTAATTACTGATTATCGTAATGGGAATATTTACGAATTAGATTTTGATACATTTACAGACAACTCAGACGTTCAATTAAAAGAAAGAACATTCGGCCCTATAAATGGAAATGCTTTAAATTTACCCGGCTCTGTATTCATTATTGAGTATTTCGAGGTATTCATACAAACAGGTGTAGGCTCCCCAACAGGACAAGGTAAGACACCGGATATTATTTTTTCGATTTCTGTAGATGGTGGAAGGACGTTTGATTCAAGTGCAGTAGGGTATGTGTCGATGGGGGAGGGAGGTGATTATCTTATTCGGGTACGATATGACTGCGTTATCGAATTCCAAGAGCTGTTCATAAAAATGCGTATTACCGATCCTGCGTATGTGTCTATTCATGGTGGCTTTGTTTCAGTTAAACCTGATGAAGGGTATTAATGACTGATATTAATCCTCCTCCAATTCCTAGATTACCGCCTAAATGGTATGCAGATCCTGATATAAGAGCTTATCAGGACGCGATTAATAAAATTATCTTTCAGTTGTGGGTGACATCATCGTCGGGGCCATTAAGCGATCCTAAAGATCAAGATAGTGTTTCTGCGTTAATAGGATCTGTTTATTCGGATCTTTTTAGTGAGTTAGATAGTATTTACTCTCATACTGAAATTACAAACTATACCACTATAGGGAATGAGATTATCAGGTGTACTGCTGCATTAACAATCACATTAAATTCTACTCCTGACGATGGCGAAACGGTCGTTGTTTACCATGACGGCACAACAGGAGATGCCGTTCTAGTTACTGATGGATCAAACACAGATACTATTAAGGTTAAAAACTCGGTTGTGTGTTATGTGTATTATGTTGATCTAGGAAAGTGGGTGCCGTAATGCCTTCAGGTAGCCATCTTCCTTTTCCTGTTGACAATAATTTAAATGTATCCATTAAGGCAGGTAACTCTCCTTCCATAGATGCATTTGGACGCTGGAGGGTATCTAATCCTGAAACTATTTTTGACTCTAAGCAGATCCATGATAATCAGCCTCTATTCTTCGATGATGCCCAGACTTCAGGCGCAGGGACAAGCTCAAACCATAGCTTAGATGAAGCAGCCACCACTATTTCAGTGGGTGCAACCACCGCAGGGGTAAGAGTTAGGCAAACGTTCCAACGATTTAATTATCAGCCTGGAAAGTCGCAACTTATTTTAGTTACTTTTTCGGAATTTGATACCACTTCTGGTCTGTTCAAAGGCGTTGGTTTATATGACGATGATAACGGAATATTTTTCGAGAGTGATGGCGGAACGGTAGGTATTACGAGGCGAACATCAGTAACAGGCAGTGCTGTAGATAATACAGTAACGCAATCAAACTGGAATCTTGATGTCATGGACGGATCAGGAGGCAGTAACAATCCTAGCGGCGTTAATTTAAATTTTTCAAATGCGCAAATAGGGATTATAGATTTTGAATGGCTAGGTGTCGGTAGAGTCAGGGTTGGATTCGTAGTAGATGGCATGATTTATTATTGCCATGAATTTTTAAATGCCAATAATTTATCTGTTGTATACATGAGCAATCCTAATCTTCCGATTAGGTATGAAATACAAAATGATGGAACCGGAGCATCAGACGATTTTGTCCATATTTGTTCGAGTGTTATTTCAGAGGGCGGCCAGGAAAAGAATGGGGTTTTGTTACATGATGAATCTGGATCTGTCGGCCCTATCACGACAGGAAATGCGTATGCAATATTAGGGCTGAGGTTAAAAAGCACCGATTTAGATGGTGTTATAGAACTGGTTAAACTATCGATGATTAGTACAACCGCAAACGATAGGGTCTATTGGACGTTACAGTTAAATCCGACTATTGCAGGGGCCTTTACCTACAATAATTATACAAATTCAGTGTTACAAGTAGCCAAAGGAGCACCTGCTAATACTGTAACGAGTGGAACAATTATTGATGGCGGGTATTTCGTTACAGCAGAGCCTTTTAGTGAGGAAGCAGAGAATGCTTTAAAAATAGGTGCCGATATTAGCGGAACTCCAGACGAACTCGTGCTGTGTTATGAGCCGTTAACAGCAAACATTACTGTGCGCGGTGCCATGACTTGGAGGGAATTTTCATGAGTACGCCCACTGATGTGGGTCACGGAAGACTATCAACAGCCGTTTCAACAATAGTAGACGCATCAACGGCAAGTGATGCCAGGCAAATCGTACAAGCCATTTTCCATAATACTCACACTTCAGTTGTTACGGTAACGGTTTATTACACAAGGTCTGGTGAAACCTCAGCGAGCGATGGTGCTTTAGTAAGTGCCAAGAACATCCCTCCTAGTAAGACATGGAAATGTTTGTCATTAATGGGTCAAGTGATAAGGCAAAGTGCCACTATTCAGGCGGCGGCTTCAGTGGATGACGTTATTGATTACAACATAAGTGTAAACGTAGGATGATAAAAGGTAGAGAGGGCTTTAATCAATTATTTAATAAAATTTATAAAGGCAATGCTGAGGCTATTGATATATCAAACAGAGTATTGAATATCGCTAGTACATGGGATGATCTTGTAGATAAAGATCGCGATCTTAAAGAAGATGAGATCAATAGCGCTTTTTTAAATGCTATTTTTGAGGTACAAAATTTACCGCTATGGAATCAATGCGGACTAAATCATCATATCTTAAATTGTTATTTAAGATGGCGGGACGCGAACACCATCGAAAAAGGTAACCCATCAGAAGATGATTTGAATAAGTGTTATATGCTGAGAGCTGGGCTATATGATCTGTTCGTTATTATTGCTTATTGTTTATACGGCGATGTATGGGCAAAAGAAATAGGCCCATTGGTAAGAAGATTTTATGGAGAGTCTTTGAATGATTACAAAGAGGAAATGATATGCCAGATCCAATTACGGGCACAGTAGCGGCAGTAGGTGGCTCGCAAGTATTATCATCGCGATCCGCTGCTAAAGCATCTAAAAGAGCAGCTGAGACTCAAGCTGCGAGCGGACGAGAAGCGATTCAATTTCAAAGAGAACAGGCGGACAAAGCACTTGATATTTTAGGTCAATTAGATCCGGTTATTGGTCAAGGATTGGATCAGGTTGGATTTTTAGCAGATCCTCGGGCTCAGTTTGACTTTTTGCAATCAAGCCCATTATTTCAATTAGCTTTAGACCAGGCCAATGCTGGAACGCTTCAAGGCGCAGCCGCAACGGGGCGACTTAGTGCGGGGGATACAAAATCGGAGCTAGCTAGAAACGTTATTTTATCCTCTTTACCGTTGATTGATGCGCAAAGACAAGACGTTAGCAATTTAATTAATTTGGGTACAAGCGCATTGACCTCTAAAGCTAACGTATTGCAGGGACTTAGTGCTGGAGTCTCGCCTGTTATTACTGATATAGGCGCATCTAGAGCGGCAGGAATCATAGGTGCCAGCAACGCTAGACAGCAAGGGTTGCAGAATCTATTTGGACTTTTTGGCCAATTTGCTGGCGGTGGCGCTTTTGGTCCTGGTTTGCAGAATGTATTTGGAGCTTAAAGATGGCACTTAGACCAGAATTGAATTTAATGGCACGTCAAGCAGATTTAACGACAGTATTTCCTTTGTTCCAGCAAGCAAGGGATGCCTCTCAACGAAATCAATTGTTTCCTATACAGCAAGCAATGCTTGAAAGACAAGATTTACAGCAGCAAACTGAATTTGATCAAGAAAGACGACAAGCATTGATTAGTTCTGTTGTTCAGGGTTCAGCGCAAGTTAAGCCTCTTATTGATGCTGGAAACATTAAAGGAACTATGGATTTCTTAACTACCAGGCGAGAGCAGCTTATTAATTCTAATCTTCCAACAGAAACAACTGATGCAGCAATTGCGTTGCTTCAAGATGATCCACAGGCATTTAAAGATCAAGTAGATGCAAATGTTCAATTTGGTATTCAGAGTGGCATTTTAGGGGGTGGTATTTCTGCTGGACAAGGTGAGTTTGAATCTCTTATTGCTGGGTTTTCCCCAGAAGAACAAGGGCAGGCTAGACGAGTTAGAGCAGGCTTAATACCAAGAGCAGTTGGTTCTGCTGCAATAACAACTGCGCAACAAGGCTTGACGGAAGATGTTGCTGAATCTGAAGCCATTATTAGAGAACGTGAAACCAGAGCACAAGAAAATGCTAAAGGCGCAACCGGCCAGATAAAAGAATTTTTCACTCAATTAGGAAACATCGAAAGCAATATCGTCAATTACAACGAAGCGATTAAGCTGATTGATGAAGGGGCGGCTACTGGTGTTATAGCGTCAAGATTCCCGAGTATTCGTGCAGCTTCGCAGAAATTGGATAACGTTAAAAACCGTCTTGGTTTAGATGTTGTTGGTAATACGACGTTTGGTGCTTTATCAGAGTCCGAATTGAACTTTGCTATTGATACGGCATTGCCGACTAATCTTGAAGGACAAGAGCTAAAACAGTGGTTAATTGATAAGCGAAACGCGCAACAAAAACTTGCTGACTATATTGGGAGCGCGATTGAATTTTTAAATATTCCGGGGAATACGTTAGCTGATTTGCAATTAGCATCTCCTAGGCAACAAGCGAGAACAACTGCTGTGGTTACAGAACAGCCACAATTCAGGGAAGGTCAAACAGCAACCGGCCCAAACGGAGAAAAAATAGTTTTTAGAAGCGGTCAGTGGGTTAAGCAATGAGTTCACAGTTACCAGATGGGTTTGTTTTAGATAATGATCTTCCAAAAGGATTCTCTCTTGATCAGCCGACAGGAGTTCCTCTATCAGAAACACCTATAGAGAACTTACAAGAAGTTGCTAGGGCTCCAGAGCTTGGTATAAGCCAGATAGGAGACCCGAGGGCATGGAAAGCAGCAGCAGCTATTACTTTAATGATTGACGATGACGAGTTGAGTACAACGTTAAGTAAGATATACCCCGGATCAACAGTATCAACTGGTGTTGCTGGTGATAGAAGGATTACGCTCCCTAGCGGAGAGTATGTGGTCAATAGACCTGGTTTTTCTAGAACAGATATCGATCAGTTTATAACACGCATGGCGCTTTTTGGTTTAACAAAAGGAAGGACAGGTTTTGGTCTTAAAACAGTGGGTAAGGTTGCTGGGGAAACAGCAGCAATAGAGGCTGGCGCACAAACAGCAGAGGAGATTTTAGGAGGAGATTTTAATCTTGATGATGTGGCCTTTTCATCTATAGGTGCTGTTATGGGGCAAGGCGTGCCAGTAGCGGCTAAGCGCGGATTTGATTTTGTGAAAAACAGACCTGCTAGAAAGATACTTCAAGAAAGCGCGCCAACAACAAAAACATTAAGGAAGGCAGCAGGATCAATATATGATCAAGCTGATGAATTGGGCGTCAAAGTTAAACCCACTGCTTATAGAAACATGATTTCTCAACTAGAGGAGCGCATGACAAGAGAAGGTATGCGCCCTGAACTCACGCCCGAGTCTGCTAGGTTGATAGAAGTATTAAAAAACGAACCAACAGAAAATCTTATTGTGAGCAATATGGAAACGTTGCGTAAAATCGCTAATGGTGTTAGCAATAGTGCAGAAAAAGACACAGATAAATTTCTCGGCAGTATGGCTGTAGAGGCTATCGACGACTTTGTGGAAAATATTGATAAAAATATTATTGCTAAAGCGGATCTACGAATAGATGGCGTTCCTCTCTCAAGAGCTTTGGGTGAGGCAAGGAATATGTGGGGGAGAGCAAGACGTTCAGAAACCATACAACAAGCTATAGAAATTGCATCAACAAGACGATCAGGTGTTGACCTGGGGTTAAGAAACGAGTTTGCTAATTTACATAGGAAAATTATTCGCAAAACAAAAGGCTTTACGGGTTTTACACAACAAGAGGTTGATGCGATAAAAAAAGTTGCCCAAGGGGGGTCGATTCAAAATATGGCTTTTCAGCTGGGGAGACTGGGCGTTCCTGAAGACCAAGCATCCAATGCGCTCATGCTAACACTCATTAGTAGTTTGGGGGGTGCTGGTGGGTTTGTTGCTGGCGGTTTACCAGGCGGTATTGCTGGAGTGGTCGGTGCTGTTGGTGTGCCTACTATTTTTAGACGGACAGCATCTCGTATAACACAAAATAATGCAAAATTAGCAGACGATATTATTAGAGCCGCCGATGATGGACCTAAGATTATACAGGCTTACATTAAAAATACGCCAAAGGAAGCAAGAAATTCTGCGGAAATAGCATCCTTGCTGCTGAGTTCCGGTGCTAAACCAAAAACTCTGAAGGAGACAGGCAACCATTTAATTGATGATGCTATTTTTGGATTTAAAAATGCTTTAGCGGCTGAAGCGCAAATAGCAGAAGAAAGGCTTAAAGATAGGCCAAAATCCACTTCTGCACTACCAACTAATTTTTAGGAAATATTATGGCAACTTATTTTGTCCCGTCAGGAATTCCTGTACAAGTTTATGCCGATGATGATCCTGCTGCTAATTATGTGCTGCATGCGTTTTTAGCTGGCACCTCTACACCGACCAATATGTTTTCAGATAATGCTGGCGGAGGTGGCGCAACAACAAAGACTTTAGATTCTGAAGGTTATATACAGACATCAGGGACTAGGCATCCGATCTGGTTGGATGATTCGATTGTTTATGATTTAGAGTTAAGAGAGGATGACGATACAACCGTTGTTTGGAAATTTGAAGATATTACTGTTAATGATGACGGGAAAACGTATTCAGCTCAAGTTAACGGTCTGACTGCATTAAGAGGGCTTACGCCTGGTACGGCAGATATTTATTTAAGGTATCACACGACCGCAGGCGATCAGGGGCACGGCCATTTTAGACCGGTAACAGGTGCATCTCCTGGTACTTATGTTGATAATGACGGAACAATCATTCCGCCTTCAGGCGGCGATGGATCTGCTGCGTGGTTAAGAGATGATGATGGACCTGCAAATGTTAGGTGGTTTGGTGCTACTGGTGATGGTGCAACAAATGATGATGCTGCCGTTCAAAATGCTATTGATGCCTACACATCAGATCAAACGTTTATATTCCCTCCAGGCACTTATGTGCTATCCGCTGAATTGGATTTGGATGGTAAAGATGATTTTGATTTTTTTGGTTATGGTGCAACAATCAAAGGTACATCATCAAGATTTCAAAGCTATTTTAATATAAGTGGTGCAGACAATATCCGTTTTTATGGATTTAATTTCGATTTGATGTTTGGTACGGTTACTCAATATTTAGTAGGTGATTACCCAACAATTTACAATTGTGCTATCTATGGTGATGGCGCTGTCTCTGCTGTAGGCACAATCGAGGTATACGATTGCCGATTCAGTAACTTATACACAAGGGCGATAGACATAAGAACCGCCACTGCGGTAAAAGTCTCGGATTGTGAGTTTACATCGCCTGTACAGAACCAAAATCAAATTATAGATCATATTGCTGTATTAACTATTGGGACTTTTGATGTTTATAATTGCTTTTTTGATAATGCCATGCCTCCGAATTCTGATAATGGGGTGTCTGGTATTTCTTTCTCGGGAGTTTCTATAAGAACAAATATCGAGAACAATTACTTTAATTGGTGCGGCAGGAATAATGTTGGTACTCATCGTTTAGCTGTAATTGACCTTTACTACGATGGTGACAACGTGACGGTTAGAAACAATACGTCTAATAATACTTTAGGCCAGTTTATGCGATTGTCCGCATGTTGGGGTGGATTGATTGAAGGGAATTATGTTCACCAAGCCTCAAACAGTGAGACAGGTTATACCATGCTATCTGTTGAGGGTTTTTATTTTGGCGGCCCCCCCGCATCGGCAAATGTCGGAAACAAAAACGTGACGATTTCAAATAATATCTTGGATGACTCTGTGAACAGACAGGAAACTTGTATTGGTATTTTTGGCTATGACTGGGGGTTACCTCATGAAAACATCAAAGTGATAGAAAATACAATTATTGGCGCTAAAAATGCCGTTCTGATCAGCGGTGGTTACGATAATATCTTAATTAAAGATAATGATATCAAGGATTACTTTTCAAGGATTGATGCCGTCGGCGATACCGGTGGGACGTTTACAGAATTGTATGGTACTCAAGCTAATTCTGCGATGTCTAATTTAGTAATAGAAGGCAATAGCCTTGATCCTTCTAACCAATCAGCATTCTATATTATAACTTATGATGCGGGGAATAAAAGTCCTGTATCAAATTATACAGGAAATTGTGGTCCTTTTCGTCTTCGGAATAACCGAATTAAAGGGAACGGTATAGCTGGCGGTGGGGGTGTTGCGGTTCTTCCTAACCAATCCACTAAAACACTTTTCTTGTCTATAGATTATAATTACAGCCAAAACAATGACACAGATTATTATATTCGTGGTACTGATATTGTTAAATTAACCAATAATTATAGTAGTGCAGCGGTAACTCAATTCTACCTAGACGATGGTTCAAATGATGAAGTACACAAGCGTTTTAATCAATTAACTGAACAACCAGTGCAAGGCACGGCAACACTTGTAGCCGGGGCGGTTACGGTTAATACGACAGAAGTTCGAACGGGTGACACTATAATAGTCACCAGAGGAACTAGAGGAGGAACAACTGGAGAATTAGATACAACTAGTATAGTTAACGGCGTGTCTTTTCAAATACGGTCAACGAATGGTGCAGACACCTCAACGGTTTTTTGGGAGATCATCCACTAACACCTCCATTATAAACTCCTTATTAGTTATATCTACTAAAAAAGATATTTTCATTGTTATTTTCACTCTTCTTAATGATCTCTCCGTTTTTACTAGTAGCTCGAAAACCACAATCACGCAAAAGCCTGAAAACATCTTCATGATTACGAGAAATCTCTACCATCAAACTATCTACAGATTCAAGTGTATTTTTAGCCCCTTTCAATACACTTAGCTCAGCGCCCTCAACATCAATCTTGATGAAGTTGGGAGAAATAGATAAATCTTCGCACAAATCGTCAACAGTTGTTGTATCAACTTCACTTTTCCCCAAGGTAATACCGCGTTTCTTTTGCGATAATGACATTGAAGCGTTACTTTTAGTGGTAAATTCACAAACCAGTGAATTAGTAAATCCTCCGAATGAGTCTGTATAAAATTCGCTTCGACCTACAGTATCAGATAACGCTATGGGTAAAACACAGGTAGAGGGCAATACGTTTTTCTTCAAAAAATACTGACTATAAGGAAAGGGCTCGGCAACATAAACTTTCCCATGCTCACCTACTAATTCTTCAAAGAGCTGTGTAACATACCCAATGTGCCCGCCAATTTCGAGAACCACCATTCCCTTATCAATTAACTCCCGAAACCGCTCAATTTCTTTCTCTTCTCTACTTGACCCATAATACCAATAACCTTTATGTGACCATGATAATAGTGTTAGGGGTCTTTTTGTAATATCGTGTTTTACTTTAATTTTAAAATCAAGATGCCTCAATACAGGAAACATGATTGCCCTCAAGATATTAGAACCAGCGAGTATTTTTTTTAGCCTCATCACGGCTCTAATTGTGTTCTATTATATAAGGAATAGCAAGAATTACTTCGGTTTCCGGTTACGCCATACATACGCCTATCTCCTTATAAGTCATTGATTTGTAAAGCATAAAAAGCAGTGAATCGTGCCCAGGAGAGGATAATCCCTTGACTCCAATACACTCCATTTACGCCCTATACATGTCTATATGTGCTTATATTATAGCACTTTCCTGCATTCTACAAGTCCATACAAACCCGTAAAAAACCACGTATTTCCATAGATATCTATGGCTCGTTACGCCATAATTACGCCCATGGGTTCAATTTACAAGAGAAAAGGGAAGTGGCGGGCTGAGGTCCGCACCAGGGGATTCTACCGCTCCAGGACGTTCATACACAAGCATACGGCTGAAAAGTGGATGAGAGAGGTCGAGGTGGGGTTTGAAAAAGCGGGCTCTGTGGAGGCCACATACACTGTAGCCGAAGCCATCGACAAATACATAAAAGAGGTCTGCCCTAAACACAAGGGTAAGCGCTGGGAGATTATTCGACTCAATAAGTTTAAGACTTGCGCGCTTGCTGAAAAAACGATGCAAAGCGTGAGACCCCCGGACCTGGCGGAATGGCGTGATCAGCGGTTGGGGGAGGGGCTGGCTGAAACCAGCGTAGCCAGAGAACTGTCCTTATGGTCGGGGCTATTTTCTACGGCGGAAAAAGAGTGGCACTGGATCAATGAAAATCCTGTTAGGAAGATCAAGAAGCCGCCTAAGACCAAGCGTAGGGACCGGATCATCAATGATAAGGAAGTGGAGAAGATACTAGAGGTATTGATAGGTGGCCGTCAGCGGAAACACACTGCGATTATTTTTCAGATTGCTTTGGAAACCGGTATGAGGTTATCTGAGATATTAAGTATTGATAGGGTTAAGGGTAATGTGGCGTTTTTAGAAGACACCAAGAACAACGAATCCAGAGAAGTCCCTTTAACCAAAAAAGCGAAAGAACTCATTAATAAAGGGCCGTTTGATATTACTAGTGAAAGTGTATCACGCATATTTAGACTGGCAACGAAAAAGGCGGGGGTGAGAAATGTGACGTTCCATGATTCAAGACATACCGCTGCAACACGACTTGCCTCTAAATTGCATGTATTGGATTTATGCCGTGTATTTGGCTGGAAAGATCCCAGGCATGCCATGATTTACTACAATCCTACTGTTGCTTCTCTTGTAGATAAGCTCGAAGAAAATGAATAACTTCGCTTTTATGAAAGGCGTGCTCCCTCCCTAAACTTACGTTAACGGGGGCATCAGGGTGTTTCATAATAACTTCCCGCGCAGTTCTTGGTTGGCAATGTGCCAGTTCTGCGATTTCTTCATAATTTAATGTGTCTTCTATCATTTCAACGCTTCTCTTGCTCTTTGGCCTTCTCAACGGCTGCTTGTAAATCAATTACAGCTGCTTCTGCATTCATTGACATATCGTTATCGGCATATTGGGTTGCCTCTATAATGTTACCAAGCTTAAGTATGTAAACTTCTTTACCTGCGGGAGCGCCCCACTCAACCATACCCAATCCTGTTGTAACATTTTTTAATTCAATCAAAAAGGTTGGGCTTGTTTGGTTGTACCCATTACGAAATTTTATGGCATCATATGCTTTGCGTGATAATCTTGTATTCCAATAAGGTTTAATTGATCGGTACTCTTCTTTCTTCTCACCAGAAGCAATCATATCAAACCATTTCTTTTTAAGCGTGAGATGTAATATATCCATCACTTTACCTGCTGGGTTGCTTTATTCGAAACCATTTCTGCTTGCTTTATGTATCGCAAAGCTGTTTCGTGCCTAGTCTCGTTTGGATGCTTATTACCCACAGTCATAATTAATTGGCAGTATTTCCTTTCTATTTCCTGCAACCTCACCACCTCATCCTTTAACAAGG